TCCTGATCGGCTCGCTGTTTGGTGCCCCAGAGAACGCCGCCGCGATCGGCGAGCCGATGGTCCTCGTGCTGAACGGCATTTTTGATCTGACCAAGACCGCTTCGCAAGCCTGGACGGTCGGACAGCTGATCTATTGGGATGTCGCCACATCGCGGGTGACCAACGTGGTGGCCACCAACAAGCTGGTCGGCGTCGCCGTGCTGGCGGTCGGTGCCGGTGCAGGCGAGACCACTGGGCGGGTCCGCCTGACCGCGGCCAGCACCAATTGACCGCCTTCGATCTGGCCACGGATTCGCTGTTCGCGGATCAGAACCTTGCCGTTGATGCGCTGCTGCGCCTCAGTGGCAACGGTCCGGCACAGCCGATGCGGGTGATCCGGGCGATGCCAGACCAGTTTGCCAGTTTCGGCGAGGGGCGGTTCGTGGTCGATACCGTGCTGTTGAACATCCGCCTCGCCGACGCGCCGGTGCTGTCGACGGGCGATACCGTGGAAATCGCAGGCCAGCTTCATGAAATCAGCGGCACCCCAACCCGCGACACGGGCAGGCTGGTTTGGCTCGCCGAGGCACGGGCATTGTGAAGCTGCTTGCCGACATTCAGGGCGATATCCGGGCCATGATGAAGGAGGAGCTGGAGGCCGCCGAGCGCGCAGTGACGGCCGGGGTTTCTGAGGCGGCCAGCGGCTTGCAGACGGCCTGGCGCGGCCAGATCACCGGTGCGGCGCTGGGCCAAGGCCTCGCCAATTCAATCCGCAAGAAGCTTTACCCGACCAGCGGCGCCTCGATCCGGGCGGCGGCAGTGGTTTATTCGAACGCCTCCAAGGTGGTCGATGCCTTCGATCGCGGCGCCTTGATCCGGGCGAAGAACGGGTTCTGGCTCGCAATCCCGACGGCAGCCGCTGGCAAGAAAGGCGTCAGCAACAAGCGGATCACTCCCGGCGGCTGGGAACAGCGAACCGGCCAGCGCCTGCGTTTCGTCTATAGGCGCGGACAACCCAGCCTGCTGGTGGCGGAAACCCGGCTGAATTCCAAGGGCCGGGCGGTCGTCTCCAAGTCGAAAACTGGCCGCGGGCTGGCGACCGTGCCGATCTTCCTCCTCGTGCCGCAGGTTCAGCTGCCCAAACGGCTGAGCCTGGATGGCCCGGCGCGAGAGGCGGAGGCGCGGCTGCCGGGGCTGATCGTTGCAAACTGGAAGGAGGTGCAACTGTGACCGATCGATGGACAGCGGCCCGGCATTGGCATATATTGCCAATCACATGAGGGAGCGTACAATGGCCACCAGAAATGTCGTTCTGACTGACACACAGTCCGATCTCGTCGATCGGCTGGTCGCGTCCGGCCGCTATCAAAACGCAAGCGAGGCCTTGCGCGCTGGTCTCCGGCTCTTGGAGCGCGAAGAGGCCGAACTCGGTGCGTTGCGGGATCGGCTGTCCACCGGCATTGAACAGGCAAGATCGGGCGAACTTGCCGAAGGGACTGGCGAGGACGCGGTTCGCCGTGCGTTTGCCCGCGCAAGAACCGCCCAGTGATGCCCCGCCCCTGGCGGCTGACGCGACAGGCTGAGGCCTCGCTGGTCGAAATTGCGCGCTGGACGCTGGACACCTTTGGTCCGCGTCAAGCCGAAGCCTACGAAGAGGATCTGATTGCCCGTTGCACTGAAATCGCGGACGGCACCGCCCAGTCACAGGATTGCCGCCGCCTGATCGCATCCGATCTGCCCGAGGATCTGCGTTTCACCCGATCGGGTCAGCATTTCATCGTGTTCATCGAGGAAGCCACGCAGGTGATCATCGTGGATTTCCTGCACAGCCGGGCGGACCTGCCTGGCAAGCTTGCTGCTCTGCCCGACCCGAAATCCGGGCGCGGAAACTGATTTGACGCCATAGCCATGAATTCGGCCACATGAACCCGCCAGCCTTGTCTGGCGGCGAGGAAAGCCACATGCCCACCACCCGCGAAACCGTCCTCGCCGCGCTGCAGGCGCGGCTGCAACCCCTTGCCGCGTCGGTTCTGCGTGACGAGGTTCTGCCGGAACGCATCCCGCCCGCCGGGCTGATCATTTTGCGCGACGGCCAGCCGGGCGAGCCGGACGTCACACTGTCGCCGCTGCGCTACCACTTCCAGCATCGGGCGGAACTGGAGGTGATCGTCCAAGGCGCAATTGATCGCGCCACGGCTTTCGACGCGCTGATCGCGGCAATCGGCACGGCGCTGGCTACCGACCGCACTCTCGGCGGACTTTGCGACTGGGTCGAGGCGGAAGCCCCGGCCTCGGTCGATCTGCCGGTCGAGGGAGCCGTTTCACTTAAGGCGGCGGTCGTGATCGTCGTGCTGCACTACACCACCGCCGACCCGCTGGGCTGATCCCGGCAACGATCCCACCCACAAAAGGAGACCCCCATGACACGTGCGCTAGGCGCGCGGGCGCAGATGGCGCTTGCGTATGAGACGGTTTACGGCACCCCGCCGGTCAGTGGGTTCCGGCTGATGCCCTTCGCCCGGGCGACGCTCGGGTCGGAACAGCCGCTCCTGGACTCCGAACTGCTGGGCTATGGCCGCGATCCGCTGGCCCCGATCAAGGACGCGGTGACAGTCGACGGCGAGGTCGTGATCCCGATCGATGTCGAGGCCTTCGGGTTCTGGCTGAAAGCTGCGTTCGGTCAGCCCACCACCGCTGGCACGACGCCGAAGACCCATACTTTCCAGTCGGGCAACTGGACCCTGCCCAGCATGGCCGTTGAGGTCGCCATGCCGGAAGTGCCTCGGTTCGCGATGTATTCCGGTTGCGTGCTGGATCAGCTGTCGTGGCAGATGCAGCGATCCGGCCTGTTGACCGCAACTGCCCGGCTTGTTGCGCAGGGCGAGACCATCGCCGCCACGACAGCCGCAGGCACGCCCACGGCGCTGGGCCTGCAGCGCTTCGGCCATTTCAACGGCACGGTAAAGCGCAACGCCACTGTGCTGGGCAATCGGGTCTCAGCCGAGATCACCTACTCCAACAACCTCGACCGGATCGAAACCATCCGCGGTGATGGCCGCATCGATGGGGCTGACCCGACCAAGGCCGCGCTGTCCGGCCGGATCGAAGTGCGTTTTGCCGACAGCACTTTGGTCACCCAGGCGATCGACGGCAGCCCCTGCGAGTTGGAGTTCACCTATAGCCTCGGGGCGAACGCGAGTTTCACGTTCACCGCCCATGCCGTTTACCTGCCGATCCCCCGCATCGAAATCGCCGGGCCGCAGGGCGTGCAGGCCAGTTTCGACTGGCAGGCCGCGAAAGCCACCAGCCCCGCCCGGATGTGCACCGCCACCCTCATCAACAGCATCGCGAGTTATTGACCATGATCCGATTGAACCTCACCGCTACGCCGCAATGGCTTGATCTCGCCCCCGGCCTGCGCCTGCTGGTGGGCCCGCTCACCACGGCACTGATGGTTTCCGCGCGGGCCGATGCCGCCATCGAGGCGATGCCGGACACGGCCACGACCGAAGAACTGGCGCTGGCCATGGCAAAAGCCGTCGCGCGCCGCGCCGTCCTAGATTGGGAAGGCGTGGGCGATGATGCGGGCAATATTGTCCCGGTTTCAGCGGCAGGCATCGATGCCCTGCTGGAAATCTGGCCGATCTTCGAGGCGTTCCAAACCCAATATGTTGCCCGCGGCCTGATCCTGGACGCGGAAAAAAACGCCTCTGCGCCCTTGCCGAATGGTCCTTCGGCGGGGGCGATCGCTACTGCGCCGCCTGCGCATCCTACGAGGGCCGCGAGCGCAACTGCTCTGACTGCCCCGCAAGACTAAACCGCCCGCAAACACAGGATGGCTGGCAGATCTGGGATCTGGTCGGCCGCCTGGGCGGCCAGTTACGCGTGATCCCCGGCGCTGTTCTGGGCTGGGACATGGGCGCGGCCCTCGCCCTGGCGCAGGCACTGGGCCTCAACACCTTCATCACCGCCGAACTACTGCCCGAGATCGAGGCGGTGATGGTGCGCAAGCTGAACGAACAAATCGGAGAGAACCATGGCTGAAAAGAAAGTCAGCGTCCGCCTGTCGGCGGTCGGTGGACGGCAAGTGCGCGCCGAATTGGAAGGTGTGGGCGAGGCCGGTGCGCGTGGCTTTGGCCGCCTGTCGACTGAAATGGAGATGGCGAACGCGCGTCTGGTGGGCTTTGGACGCCGGGCGGGATTGGCGCTGGCAGCTATGAGCGCTGCGGCGGCGGCCGCGGGCGTGGCCATGATCCGGTCGGGTTTGGAGACCGTTGATGCGCAGGCAAAGCTGGCGCAATCGCTGGATACGACCGTGGCCAGCATTCAGGTGCTGGAGCGCGCAGGCGGTCTGGCCGGGGTGGCAATGACCGGTATCGAGCAAGCCACCAAGGATCTGACGCGGCGTTTGTCGCAGGCGGCCGCAGGCACAGGACCGGCGGCCGATGCGCTGGATCGGTTGGGTCTGTCCGCCACCAGCCTGATGGCATTGCCGCTCGACGAACGCGTGGGTGCGATCAATCAGGCGATCACAGATTTCGTACCAGCCGCGGAACGGGCGGCAGTGGCCGGACAGCTCTTTGGCGAAGAAGGCAGCATCGCCATGTCTCGCGTCGACAGCGCGACCTTGAGGCAGGCTACGCAGGATGTGCGGGATTTTGGGGTGATGGTCTCGGAGCAGGACGCCGAACAGATCGAACGTACCAATGACGCCCTCTCGCGTTTGGGGCTGATCTGGCGCGGGCTTTCGAACCAGCTGGCGGTTGCCGCTGCCCCCGCACTGGAAGCAGTTGCGAATGCGCTGGCGGCACTGGCCCGCACAACGGGCCCGATCGGGATCGCCATCACCGCCCTCGTTGACAATATCGGGCGGCTGACAACCTATGCCGCGACCTTCGCCGCCCTCATGTCCGGGCGCTGGGTCGCGGGCATGGCGGCCGCCGCCCTATCCGTGCGCGGCCTCGCCACCGGCCTCGTGATCCTGCGCGGTGCGCTGATCCGCACCGGTATCGGCGCGCTGATCGTTGGCGCAGGCGAGTTGGTGTTCCAGTTCACCAAGCTGGTCTCCGGCGCTGGCGGCTTTGGCAATGCCATGGGGCTGCTGAAGGACGTTGTGGTCGAGGTCTGGGAACGGATCAAGATGGGCGCCACAGCGGCCGGGGCGGCCGCCACTGCAATGTTTCTGGACATCAAGGCCGATGCGGCCAACGGCATGCAAAGCGCGATCGAGAGCGTGGTGGGTTTCGGCAATACCGCCGCCAACACCTTTGAGGGCGCATTCGAGGCCATCAAGGCGATCTGGGGTCTCCTGCCCGCTGCGATCGGCGATCTCGCGTTTCAGGCAGCCAACAGCCTGATCGAAGGCGTCGAAAGCATGTTGAACGGCGTGGTCGCGCGGATCAACGGCTTCATCGAAGGGGTCAATTCCGGGCTGGAAGCGCTGGGCTCGGAGCGCCGCATCACGCTGCTTGGCGATCTGGACCTCGGAGAAATCGAGAACCGTTTCGCCGGGGCGGCCACCCAAGCCGGAACGGCAGCGAAAGAGGCGTTTGACCGGGCCTTTGAGGACAGCCCCTTGGCCGTGCCGGACTTAGGGCTGAACGACATCGCCCGCGAAGCCCTGACCTCGGCCAACACCTATCGCACTGCGGCCAGCGATCTTGCGGCCGGGGCGCTGGCTCCACTCACCAGCTGGCAGGCGTTGCAGGCTGCGGTCGCCGGTGCCGGGACCGAAGGGGAAGCAGCGCTTGAAAGTGCTGCCGATGCTGCCGACGAGTTTGACGAGTCCATAACGGCGGCCGGTCGGGCGGCGGGCGGTGCTGGCGCAGCGGCGGCCGATGGGGCCGAAGCGGCAAAAACCGGCTGGGCGGCCGCCGTTGCCACGCTCGCCGACTATGCCGCCAAGGCGCGCGACATCGGTGGCGATATCGGACAAACGCTGGTCGGCGCGTTCCAGAGCGCCGAAAATGCGGTCGCCGAGTTCGTCAAAACGGGCAAGCTGGACTTTCGAAGCCTCGTCACCTCGATGATCGCCGATCTGGCGAAACTGGCCGCCCGGCGGTTCATTCTGGGGCCGATCGCCAATGCGCTGTCGGGCGCGCTGGGCGGCGCGGGCGGGTTGTTCGCGGATATCCTGCATTCCGGCGGCACCGTCGGCATGGCGGGTGGCCGCCGTATGGTGCCCGCGATGGCCTTCGCAAATGCACCGCGCATGCATTCCGGCGGCTGGGCCGGGCTGAAACCGGACGAGGTGCCCGCGATCTTGCAGCGTGGGGAGCGGGTCTTGTCGCGGCGCGAGGCGGCGGGCTACGGCCAGGGGCAGTCCAGCGCGCCCGCTGTCAATGTCACCATCATGTCGCGCGACGCCGAGAGCTTCCGGCAATCGCGCACGCAGGTGGCGGCCGACATCGCCCGCGCGGTGTCGGCCGGGCGGAGGGGCATGTGATGGCGTTTCACGAGGTCAGGTTTCCCGACAACATCAGCCGCGGCGCGCGAGGCGGGCCGGAACGGCGCACCCAGATTGTCGAAATGGCCAGCGGCGACGAAGAGCGCAACGGTTCCTGGGCGGACTCGCGGCGGCGATACGATGCCTCTTACGGCATTCGCAAAGCCGACGATCTGGCTGCGGCCACCGCGTTTTTCGAGGCGCGGCGCGGGCGGCTCTATGGGTTTCGGTGGAAGGACTGGGCCGATTACAAATCCGGCCTGCCGTCGGCGATCATCGCCGCCGTGGACCAACCGATCGGCACCGGCACGGGTGCTGCGACGACATTCCAGCTGGTGAAACGCTACACAAGCGGCGCGCAGTCCTGGACCCGGACGATCACCAAGCCGGTCGCCGGAACAGTCGCGCTGGCGTTGAACGGCGTGGCCCAGATCACCGGCTGGACGGTCAACACGAACACCGGCGTCGTGACCTTCACTGCGGCCCCTGCCCCCGACATCGCGATCACGGCCGGTTTTGAGTTCGACGTGCCGGTGCGATTCGACACCGACGCGCTGGACGTCACCCTCGATTTCGAGCGGCTCGGCTCGATCACATCCATCCCCCTGATTGAGGTGCGCCGATGAAACTTCTCCCCTCGGGCCTGCAGGCCCATCTGGATGATGGCACCACCACACTGGCGTGGTGCTGGCGGATCGAACGGGCCGACGGGGCGATCTTTGGTTTCACCGACCATGATCGCCCGCTGGAAATCGCAGGGATGACTTACGAGCCGGACACCGGCTTCGCCGCTTCCGAAATCCGGGCCAGCGCCGATTTCTCGGTCGACGGGCAGGACGCCGAGGGCGCGCTGCGCTCGGACCGGATCACCGAGACCGATATTCTGGACGGGCGCTGGGACAACGCGGCGATCGAGGTCTGGCGGGTGAATTGGGAGGATGTGGCGCAACGCGTGCTGATGCGGCGCGGCAATCTCGGCCAGATCAGGCGCGGCAAGCAGGTGTTCGTCGCCGAGGTGCGGTCGATGACGCATTTTCTCAATCAGCCGGTGGGGCGGACCTACCAGTATTATTGTGATGCTGAACTCGGTGACGCGCGCTGCGGGATCAATCTGGCAGCCCCCAGCTATTCGGGCAGCGGATCGGTTTCGGCGGTGTCCGGCAATCGCAGTTTCGCCACGGCTGGCCTCGGCGGTTTCGCCGCCAACTGGTTCGCGCTGGGCCGGGTGGAATGGACCAGCGGTGCCAATGCCGGGCGGAGGGCGGAGGTGTCGATCCATGCCGTCACGGCCGGGGTCGCCCAGATCACCCTGATCGAAGCACCGGTGCGCGCGATCGTGCCGGGCAACGGGCTTTTCATCCAGGCGGGATGTGACAAGCAGTTCGCGACCTGTGGTGCCAAGTTCGGCAATGGCGTGAATTTCCGGGGCTTCCCGTCGATCCCGGGCGACGACACCATCGTGCGCTATCCGACGCAGGGCGATGGCAGCACCGGGCAACCGCTGTGAATGCCCCTGACATTGTTGTCGCCGCCGCCCGGCTCTGGCTCGGCACGCCTTATGTGCATCAGGCCAGTGTTTTGGGCGCGGGTTGCGATTGCCTCGGCCTGGCCCGCGGTGTCTGGCGCGACTTGCATGGGCCCGAGCCGGTCATTCCCCCGCCCTATACTCGCGACTGGGGCGAGGCAGGCGTAGTCGAAGTGCTGGCCGAGGCCGCATGGCGCTTCCTGCTGGAAATCCCGATCGGGTCGGCCGGGCCCGGCGCGCTGATCCTGTTCCGCATGGCCCGCAATGCCCCCGCCAAGCACTGCGGCATCAGAACTGCGACCGGCCTGATCCACGCCTATGAGGGCGCGGGTGTCATTGAAGAGCCGTGGAGCCCAATCTGGGCGCGCAAAGCAGCCTTCGCTTTTCACTATCCGGAGTAACCCACCATGGCAGCAATCCTTCTCGGCGGCATCGGCTCGGCGCTGGGCGCGGGCTTCGGCGGCACGTTCCTGGGCCTGTCCGGCGCCGTTATTGGCGGTGGTATCGGCTCGCGATCGGCACGGCGATCGACTCCCGCATCATCTCTTCCTTTTCGCCCGACCAGCGGCAAGAGGGCGCGCGGCTGGATGAATTGCGTGTCACCAGCGCTACCGAAGGCGCCGTGATTCCGCGCATCTATGGCCGGATGCGGGTCGGCGGCAACATCATCTGGGCCACGGATTTCCGCGAGGAATATTCCGAAACCCGTCAGGGCGGCGGCGGCAAAGGCGGTGGCGGCGGCGTTGTGGTCGAAGAATACAGCTATTTCGCGAGCATCGCGGTGGCCATTGCCACCGGGCCAATCGGCGGCGTGGGCCGCATCTGGGCGGATGGCAGCGCGTTTGATGTGCCGGGTGCGATCTGGCGGCTGCACCGCGGAACGGAAACCCAGATGCCCGATCCCTTCATCGAGGCGACAATGGGCGCAGGGCTCGCCCCGGCCTATCGCGGCACCGCCTATATCGTCTTTGAGAACCTCCCGCTGGCGACCTTCGGCAACCGGCTCCCGCAACTCTCCTTCGAGGTTTACCGTCCCAGCGAGGAGCCCGACAGCGCCGAGCAGTTGCTCACGGCAGTGAACATGATCCCGTCCTCGGGCGAGTTCATCTATGCCACCGAACCGATCACCCGGACCGTAGGTGGCGGGGCGGTGCTGCCGGAAAACGTCAATTCCAGCGGCGGGCAATGCGATTTCCTGATATCGCTCGACCAGTTGGAAGCCACCGCACCGAACTGCAAATCCGTGTCGCTGGTGGTGGCTTGGTTTGGCACCGACCTGCGGGCGGGCAACTGCCAGATCAGGCCCGGCGTGGAAACCGCCAACAAGGTGACCGCGCCGAAGCTTTGGCTGGTGAATGGTGTGGCCCGGTCCGCCGCCTATGTGGTGTCACAAATCAGCGGCAGCCCGGCTTACGGCGGCACCCCCAGCGATTTCTCGGTCGTGCAGGCCATTCAAGAACTGAAGGCCCGCGGGTTTCGGGTGACGTTCTACCCGTTCCTGCTGATGGATGTGCCCGCGGCAAACGCGCTGCCGAACCCTTATTCGAACAATGCCGCAGCATCTGGCCAGCCGAAATACCCTTGGAGGGGCCGGATCACTTGCGCGCCCGCCGCGAGCTTCGCGGGCACCGTCGACAAAACGGCGGCAGCGGCAACGCAGGTGTCGGCGTTCTTTGGGGCGGCCGCGCCTGGCAATTTCGCGGTGTCGGGCACGTCGGTGTCATGGACCGGATCACCGAGTGACTGGGGCCTGCGCCGAATGATCCTGCATTATGCCCACCTCTGCGCGGCGGCCGGGGGCGTTGACGCCTTCCTGATCGGCAGCGAGTTGCGCGGCCTCACCCAGATCCGATCGGGCGCCAGCACCTATCCGGCGGTGGCGGCGCTTCAGAGCTTGGCTGCCAACTGCCGCGGTATCCTCGGCGCGGGCACCAAGCTCAGCTACGCGGCCGACTGGTCGGAATACTTTGGCCACCAGCCGCAGGATGGCAGCGGCGATCTGTTCTTTCACCTCGATCCGCTCTGGGCCGATGCCAACACCGACTTTGTGGGCATCGACAACTATATGCCGCTGTCGGATTGGCGTGACGGCGATCAGCACCTCGGTGCCCTGACGGGATGGCCCGCGATTTACGATCTGCCCTATCTGCAATCGAATATCGAGGGTGGCGAGGGGTTCGACTGGTTCTATGCCTCGGATGCCGATCGCTCGGCGCAGCTGCGCACGCCGGTCACCGACGGCGCCTATGGCAAGCCATGGGTTTTTCGGTCCAAGGATATTCGCAGCTGGTGGCTGAACCAGCACTTCAACCGGCCCGGCGGGGTTGAGAGCGGATCGCCCACTCCTTGGGTGCCGCAGTCCAAGCCGATCCGCTTCACTGAAGCCGGAGCACCAGCCGTCGATCGCGGCACCAACCAGCCGAACGGGTTTTATGATCCGAAATCATCAGAATCCTTTCTGCCCTATAATTCGCGGGGCTATCAGGACGACCTCGTGCAGCGACGATACATCGAGGCGCTTTACCCCTACTGGAATGACCCCGCGAACAACCCGGCGTCAGGCCTCTATTCAGGCCGGATGATCGACACAGGCGAAATCGCGATATGGACGTGGGATGCGCGGCCTTATCCGGCCTTCCCGGTCCGCTCCGACGTCTGGTCCGATATTGAAAACTACCGCCTTGGTCACTGGTTGACCGGCCGGATCGGTGGCTGTGGTCTCGCCGAACTGGTCCGCGAGCTTTGTCAGACAGGTGGCGTGCCGCTGGACCTGATCGATGTCACGCAACTGGCGGCCACGGTGCCGGGCTATGCCATCACCGCCATTGAAAGCGCCCGCGCGTCCATCGCACCGCTGGCGCAGTTCTATGGCTTTGACGTGGTTGAGACCGGCGGGCAGTTGCGCTTCGTGCCGCGCGGCCGGGCGGCCGTGGCCCAGATCGCCGCCGAGACGCTGGTGATCGCCGAGCGCAATGCCGAAGACATCAGTTTCACCCGGGCGCAGGAGACCGAATTGCCCCGGGCCCTGAAATGGCGCCTGTTGATGCCAGACGAAGATTATGGCGCGCTGTCGGTCGAGGCGCGGCGCATCACGGTCGACACCGCCCGTGTGCGGACGGAACAGTTCCCGATCGTCTATCCCGCCGCGCTGGCCGATCGCGCCGCGCGCCGGGCGCTTTATGAGGAATGGGTCGGCCGGGAGGACGCCGCCTTTGCCCTGCCGCCCTCGCGCGTGGCGCTCGACCCGACCGATGTGATCCGGCTGGAGCATGACGGCCGCACGCCCGACTATGTTCTGGCGCGGATCACCGATGGCGGCGCGCGCCGGATCGAGGCCAAGCGCACCGATCAGACACTCTACGATCTGCCGCCCGGCCCGGAACGCACTCCGGCCTTCATCGCGCCGACAGTGTTTGGGCCCCCGGCGGCGATCCTGATGAACCTGCCGCAACTGGCCGACGATATTCCTGCCCATCGCACCTATGCCGCGGTGTTTGCTGCCCCTTGGTATGGATCGGCGCTTGCCGCGCGACAAACAAGGTGAGAATCCAGCGTCAATCAGGATGAGAACGCAGGTTTGGGGCCGCGGAGGGAG